GGTCTACGGAGGGCATACAATTTGTGATATTATAGAACAAGACGACAAGTATAGCATATATATCAAGAAGGAGAAAGACGTCCTGATATGGAAAGACTTTAACAAGAATATGGCTGTATCTGTCGAATACAATCTACAGTATTAATGAAAAGTATATTTGACTTTATAATTGAACCAAAGAAAAATAGATACAACAATACTACAAAGGTTGGTGATAAAGATCTCATATTAAATACAGAGATATTTAACCACCAATATGTTAGTAGAGAAGCAATTGTAAAGCAATTACCTCTAGCTGTTAAAACAAAAATACAAGTAGGTGACGAAGTAATAGTTCATCACAATGTATTTAGAAGATGGCATAATGTCAAAGGTGAGGAAAAGAACAGCAGGAGTTATATAGATGAAAACACTTATTGCGTTAGAGAGGATCAGATATTCTCCTACAAGCGAGATAATAAGTGGTTAGCTACTGAGGGTTTTTGCTTTGTAAAGCCCATACATCACGACGATGACTTTACAATTGAAAAAGAAAAACCATTAATGGGTGTAATGAGGCACATAGATAAAAACCTATTGCAATTTAACATTAAAGAAGGGGATTTAGTTGGCTTTACGCCTAACAGTGAATACGAGTTTATCGTAGATGGTGAAAAACTTTATAGGGTTTTAACCAAAGAAATTTCAATCAAGTATGAATATCAAGGAAACGAAAAAGAATATAATCCTAGCTGGACAAATAGCGGTTGAGGAATTAATTAAAGTAGCCAAGGAAGCAATAGTAGACTCAGATGAGGATATATCAGCAGATAGGTTAAAGAATGCAGCAGCGACTAAGAAACTAGCCATATTTGATGCATTTGAAATACTTAAGAGAATAGAGGAGGAGGATAACATCTTAGAGAACAAAATACCAGTTGATACTGAGAAAGATGTTTCATTTGGTGGATTTGCAGAGAGAAGATCTAAATAATGTACGAACAGACTTTACTAAAGGTTATAGAGCCTATAAAAAAGAGTACAATTTCCAGGTTAAACAAAACCAAGAAATGGGAATACGGTTATAACAAAGAACACGATGTTATTGTTATAAGCAAAACTGGTAAAATAGGTGATATATATGAGATACAGAATCTTAAAATAGCTCTACCTAAATCAGATAAAATAGTAAAGTTTAAAAGTAATACGTGGGAGGTAACTCCTTATCCAAAAGAACTAGGTAGAATAAAAACAATATTTGATTGGAAAGAATATCCAGCGGATTTTAAAGAAAAATACATAGAATACATAGAGGATGAATTTAAGCACAGAGAAGAAGGCTTATGGTTTGATAACAACGGCAGTAATTCTTATATTACTGGTACTCATTACATGTACTTGCAATGGAGTAAAATTGACGTCGGGCAACCAGACTTTCGTGAGGCCAATAGAATATTCTACATCTTTTGGGAAGCCTGCAAGGCAGACATCAGATGTTATGGAATGTGTTACCTTAAGAATAGACGATCAGGGTTCTCTTTCATGGCATCGGGTGAGGTGGTCAACTTGGCAACTATATCCAGTGATTCCAGGTATGGTATCTTGTCCAAGTCCGGTCCTGACGCTAAGAAGATGTTTACAGACAAAGTCGTGCCCATATCCGTCAACTACCCCTTCTTCTTTAAACCGATCCAAGACGGTATGGACAGACCAAAAACAGAAATTGCGTTTAGGGTCCCAGCATCAAAGCTTACCAGACGGAGTATCACGAGCACAGACAAACCAGAAGATTTACAAGGCTTGGACACAACCATCGATTGGAAGAACACCGGTGACAACTCCTACGATGGGGAGAAACTCAAACTTCTCGTACACGACGAATCAGGGAAATGGGAGAGGCCAAACAATATCCTCAACAACTGGCGGGTCACGAAAACAACCTTAAGATTAGGTAGTAGAATAATCGGTAAGTGTATGATGGGTAGTACCTCTAACGCTTTAGATAAAGGTGGAGAGAACTTCAAGAAGTTATACAAAAGCTCAGATGTAACAAAGAGAAATAAAAACGGTCAGACTGGTTCTGGTTTATATTCTTTGTTCATACCGATGGAGTGGAACTACGAGGGTTTTATAGATAGATTTGGCCAACCAGTATTTGATACGCCAGAACAAGAAACTAAAGGTCCTTTTGGAGAGTATATAGACACTGGAATTATAGAACATTGGCAGAATGAAGTTGATGGTTTAAAAAGTGATGGTGATGCTTTAAATGAGTTTTACAGACAGTTTCCTAGAACAGAGGAACATGCTTTTAGAGATGAAACTAAGAATAGTATATTTAACTTACAAAAGATATACGAGCAAGTAGATTACAATGAAGATTTATCAACTTCAATAGGTGTTAACACTGGTAGTTTTCAGTGGGTTAATGGAATTAAAGATTCTAAAGTAATATTTTATCCAGATCCAAAAGGTAGATTCAAAGTTAGTTGGATACCACCATCTCATCTTCAAAATAATATTATTGAGCAAAATGGTTTTAAAAAACCTGGAAATGAGTACATGGGTGCTTTTGGATGTGACAGTTATGATATTTCGGGAACGGTCGACGGACTAGGTTCCAAAGGAGCTCTTCATGGCCTCACCAAGTTTTCCATGGAAGATGCTCCTCCTAATCACTTTTTCTTAGAATACATTGCTAGACCTCAGACAGCTGAGATATTCTTTGAAGATGTACTTATGGCACTTATATTTTATGGTATGCCAATACTAGCTGAGAACAATAAGCCTAGACTTTTATATTATTTAAGACGTAGAGGTTATAGAGGTTATTCAATGAATAGACCTGATAGAACTTGGAACAAGTTGTCTGTAACAGAAAAAGAGATAGGTGGAATACCTAACTCAAGTGAAGATATCAAGCAAGCGCACGCGGCTGCAATAGAAATGTACATACAAGAACACGTTGGTTTAAAAACAAACGGTAATTATGGAGATGTATATTTTAATAAAACATTAAATGATTGGGCTAGATTTGACATAAACAATAGAACAAAGTTTGATGCGGCTATTAGTTCTGGTCTAGCTATTATGGCTTGTAATAGACACTTATATACTCCTAACGTGAAAAAAGAAAAACAAAATATAAACATTAGCTTTTCCAGATACAAAAACTCAGGAAGCTCTTCAACAATAATAAAGTAAAAATATGGCTGAATCAGTTACAAAAAGTTTTTTCCCTAGTCAAATAGCTAGCGATATTGAAAAGCAAAGCTTAGAGTATGGACTCAAGGTTGGTAAAGCCATTGAAAGTGAATGGTTTGATAAAGATTCTGGATCTAACAGATATAGAAGCCATGAAATAAATTTTCATAGACTTAGATTGTATGCTAGGGGAGAACAATCAATACAAAAATACAAAGATGAGTTGTCTATAAATGGTGACTTATCATATCTTAATTTAGACTGGAAACCAGTACCTATTATTCCTAAATTTGTAGATATAGTTGTTAATGGTATATCTGAAAGAACTTATGATGTAAAGGCTTATTCTCAAGATCCATATGGCGTAGAAAAGAGAACTAATTATATGGAAACCATATTAGCTGATATGGAAACTAGAGAACTAGCTCAATTTTCCAAGCAAGCTTTCGGTATAGATATAACTGATACACCTGAAGATGAACTTCCTGAGACTAAGGAAGAACTTGAATTGCACATGCAACTAACTTACAAGCAAGCAGTTGAACTAGCTGAAGAGCAAGCTATAAATACAATACTAGAAACTAATAAATATGATTTAACTAGAAAAAGAGTTAATTATGATTTAGCTGTTTTAGGTATAGGTGCTGTTAAAAATACTTTCTCTAAGTCAGAGGGAGTTAAAGTTGATTATGTTGATCCAGCTAATTTAATTTATTCCCACACAGATTCACCTTATTTTGAAGATGTTTATTATGTTGGTGAGGTTAAGGTGATACCAATGAACGAGCTTAAGAAAGAGTTTCCAAATTTATCTCAAGAAGATTTAGAGGAAATAATGCAGCAGCCTCATAACAATAAAAATGGATATAGCAGAACGCATCTTAATGATAACTATGTAGATACAAATCAAATAGAAATTTTGTATTTTAATTATAAAACTTACATGAATGAGGTTTATAAAGTTAAAACTCTTGGAAGCGGTGCAAGTAAAATAATAGTTAAAGATGATTCTTTTAATCCTCCTCAAGAGCTTATTGAACAAAATTTTGAAAGAGTTTCTAGGTCTATAGAGGTTTTATATGAAGGAGTTTTGATTCTTGGAACTAAAAAACTTCTTAAATGGGAAATAGCTAAGAATATGGTTAGGCCAAAAAGTGATAATACAAAAGTTAAATTAAACTATAGTATTGTAGCTCCAAGAATGTATAATGGTAAGATAGAATCCTTAGTTAGTAGAATAACTGGTTTTGCTGACATGATTCAGTTAACACATTTAAAACTACAACAGGTCTTATCAAGAATGATACCTGATGGAGTTTACTTAGATGCAGATGGTAT